CGTCTGGGCCTGGGGCCGCGGCCTCGAAAGCTGGCTGGTCGAGCACCTCGTCATCGATGGCGGACCCGACCGAACGGAAAGCTGGGACGAACTGAGCAGCCTGCTGGATCGCACTTGGCTACACGCGTATGGCGCGCGACTTGGTCTCGCCAAGCTCGCAATCGATACCGGCTACGAGTCGCCCGCCGTTTACGCCTGGGCGCGCAGAGTTGGCCACGCGCAGGTTGCGCCGGTTAAGGGCGTTGAGGGTTTCAATCGGGCGGCACCGGTGGTGGGCCCGACCTTCGTGGATGTGACCGAGGCCGGCCGCAAGCTCCGCCGCGGCGCACGGCTTTGGACGATCGCCGTCGCGACCTTCAAGAGCGAGACCTACCGTTTCTTGCGGCTCGACCGACCGACCGACGAAGAGATCGCAGAAGGTGCTTCCTTTCCGGCGGGCTTCGTTCATCTGCCGCGCGGGGTCGAGGCGGAATGGGTCAAGCAGCTCGCCGCCGAGCAGCTCGTGACGGTGCGAACCAAGCGCGGCTTCACGCGCCTGGAATGGCAGAAGATTCGCGAACGCAACGAGGCGCTCGACTGCCGCGTCTACGCCCGCTCGGCCGCGTGGCTCGCGGGCGCCGACCGCTGGACCGACGCGAAGTGGCGTGACCTCGAGGACCAGGTCGGGCCGGCCCCCGATGAAAGTGCGGTTTTGTTGCAGAGCGAGGCGCAAGGCCTGACCGCGGGCGTACTCGCGCGTGCACCGGCCGCAGCCGCCAAGCGCCGCTCCGATTGGCTCGCCGTGGACAAGGGATGGCTGAGGTGATGTGGACCGATAACGAGCTGGCCGCACTCCGCCGCGCCTACGCATCCGGGACGCTGCGCGTGAGCTATGACGGCCGCACCGTCGAATACGGCTCGGCCGACGATCTCTTGAAGCGCATTCGGACCATCGAGCGCGAGATCGCGGCTGCGTCTTCCGCTTCAGCGCCTGTCGCCGGCTATGCCGGGTTTTCCCGCGGCGATCGTTGATGGCGCAAGCGACCTGGCTTGATCGCGCCATCGGCGCGGTCGCCCCTCGTGCCGCCGTTCGTCGTGTCCTGGCACGGCAAAGCTTCGAGGTGCTGACGCGCGGCTACGACGGCGCGGCGCGCGGCCGGCGCACGGACGGCTGGCGTGCGCCGAATACATCGGCCGATGCCGAGATCGCGATGGCCGGCGCGCTCTTGCGCGACCGCATGCGCGACTTGGTGCGCAACAATCCGCACGCCGCCAAGGCGGTGTCGGTTCTGGTCAACAATATCGTCGGCGCCGGGATCATTCCGCGCGCGGCCAGCGGCAACGAGAAGCTCGATCGCGAAGTCGACGCGTTGTGGGAGAGTTGGTCTTCCCACTGCGACGCGGACAGTCAGCTCGACTGCTACGGGCTGCAGACGCTGGCCTGCCGCGAGATGGTCGAGGCCGGCGAGGTGTTGCTACGGCGCCGCCCGCGGCGGGCGACGGACGGGCTCGACGTCCCGTTGCAGGTGCAGATCATCGAAGCCGACCTTCTGGACGGCACGCGTAACGGCGATCTCGCCAACGGTGGGCGTGTTCTGCAGGGCATCGAGTTCGACGCGATCGGCCGTCGACGCGCCTACTGGCTGTTCGGCCAGCATCCCGGCGATCATGCGGTGTCTTTGAGCCGCAGACTCGATAGTGCGGCAGTACCTGCCGGTGACGTCGTCCATCTCTACGAAAAGCAGCGCGCGCAAGTGCGCGGTGTGCCGTGGGGCACGCCGGTCATGCGGGCACTGCGCGACCTCGACGATTGGACGCAGGCCGAGTTGGTCCGCAAAAAGACCGAGGCTTGCGTGGTCGGCATCGTGCTCGGTGCCGACGAGGGCGAGCAGGGCATCGCCCCATCCGTCGTGGATGCCGATGGCAATCGCGTCGAGCAGTTCGAGCCCGGGCTTATTGCCTACGCACGCGGGGGCAAGGACATCAAGTTCAATCAACCGGCCACGACTGCGGCGGTGTCCGAATGGCTGCGGGCGCAGTTGCATATCGTCGCGGCTGGATTTCGGCTGCCCTACGAACTGCTCACCGGAGATCTGAGCCAGGTCAACTATTCGTCGATCCGCGCCGGGCTCGTCGAGTTCCGGCGCATGATCGACGCCGTTCAATGGCAGCTGTTCATTCCGATGTTCTGCCAGCCGGTCTGGGACTGGTTCACAGAGCAAGCCTGGGCAGCCGGACGCCTCCCACAGCCAAGGATCGCGGTCGCATGGTCGCCGCCGCGCTTCGAGGCGGTCGATCCGCTAAAAGACGCCATGGCCGACATGCTGGCGATGCGATCCGGCACGATGACACTGGCACAAGCTATCGCTCGGCAGGGCCATAACCCGGACGCGGTGCTTGCCGAGATCGCGGCGATGAACGCCAAGCTCGATGCGCTCGGGCTCGTTCTCGACAGCGATCCGCGTAAGGTGACGAAGACTGGGGTGATGCAGGCAGATCCAGCTCCCGCAATCTCGCAAACTGACTAGGATGGTTGCGAAGTCCGAGGGGCATCGGAGCGCGCGGACGATCAACAAAGAGCGTTACACTGCTTTTTCATTCTGTCATTCTTGGCTGAATTGTCTGTGCTCCAATCTCGGCGACTCTCCATGGAAACGAACATATTCGTAAGCGCAGCCACGGCGGTCGGTGGCGGCTCGCGCGAACCTACATCAAAGCTCAACTTCCTATGGTTTGATCGTGTGATCGTCGAGGATATCGGCGAAAAGGATTTCTCTCGAAAATTTATTCAAACAGCATCCGTAGATGAGAAAGAACAACGCTATCTAAGCGACGTCTTCGTTCCGATGTCAGATGTCGAGGGTGGTTCAATTGCAAAGCTAAGAGATGAATTCCACTTCGAAGGCTATCCTCGTTGGGAGGAAGGCGACCAGCACAGGTACGATTACCCGGAACCCGAAGAACCAAGACAATTTGCGCACAACGCGCTCCTTGCATACTTCGAAAAGCGTGCGGGTGTTGCGCGGTTCAATGATGGTTACGACATTGAGCAAGCAGAGGGCGCCGCGAAAACTGCGGTAGACGCTGTGCGTGTCTGGGCTCTCCTGAACAATCGCATTCCGTGCACCATCGCCTGCACGCTGGAAGAGCGCCTAGCTATCGATCAGATGTTGCACTTCGCCAGGCAGAACGCGCCGAATGTTGAGCCAGCCGATCTAGTTCAGAACGTCGCATCTATCGTCCTGCCGGACGTTTCAGTGCTCACTTGGAGTGAGTTGATCGCAATCAAGAAGAGTGGGGAATTTGGGGGCTTGCGAGAGAAGATCATCGATATCTATCGATCGCGTCACGACTATGATGATGCGGCTAAGGCCTTTGCGGCCGAGGCACGTCAACTCGGCAGAAAAATTGTAATCAAATCCAAACCGACGCCCATCCGCGCTCTCGTAGACCTGGTAGCGACCAATCTACCGGCTGGAATGTTTAATCCGTACTCGATCTTCGTCGGGTACAAAAAATTCTTGAGCGACTGCCGAGAGGCATCTGCCAATCAGTGGGTATACACACTGGCAGAGTTAGAAGAGCGGGTCGCAAAGGCCGCCGAGCTGAGCAAGCCAACCTAAGCAGACAAGCCTGCTTAACAGTTCGTCTCTGAACTAAGCCAACGGACATAAAATGCTTGGCATCATTGATGTGCCTGCCTTGCGGCGGGCCGCTGACCTATTGCCGACCACGCTCGACGAGAAGGATCGCTCCATCGAAGTCGTGTGGTCGACCGGCGCTCGCGTGCGGCGCCAGCCGTTCTTCGGCGAACCGTTCGACGAGGAGCTGAGCATGGACCCTGCCGAGGTCCATCTCGATCGCCTCAACGCCGGTGCGCCGCTCCTCAAGGTACATGATCGGTTCGCCCTTGAGGCAGTGATCGGCTCGGTGGTGCCGGGCACGGCGCGTATCGAGAACGGCCGCGGACTTGCCCGCGTGCGCTTCAGCGAGCGCGACGATGTCACTCCGGTCTGGAACGATATCCGGAGCGGGCACATCCGCGCGGTATCGGTCGGATACCAAGTTCAGCGTTACGAGATCACGCGACCGAATAGCGGGCCTGAACTGTGGCGCGCAGTCGATTGGACTCCCTTCGAAATCTCCGCGGTCCCGGTCGGGGCCGACCCGGCGGCCGGCTTCCGCTCGGTTGACTGCTTGATGCCCTGCGTCCTCGACCGGGATGACGCGACCACTCCCAGGAGAAACATCATGGAAAATGCACAAGCCAAGCCGGCGACGCCCGACCCGAACGCCGCCGGTGATCTCGCCTTGCCCGGGATCCTCGATCACAAGGAGGAAGGATTGGAACAGCGATCACGAGCCGACGCACGTCCGTCTAAGCCCGCTCAGGTGGCGGCCGAGACGGTGGCGCCGACGCCTGCCGCTCCGACGGCGGAAGTACTCGTTGCGCGCGCCCAGGAAATCGAGCGCGACCGGGTCTCGACCAT